ATATACCTTTAGTGGTATTGACAGTAACGATGATACTAAAGTAGATGAAGCTGTAGCTGCGGGTAAAGCTGCTGTAGATGAAGCAGTAGCAGCAGGTAAAGCTCTTGGTGAAGCTAAGTACGGAGAAGGTTTAGGCACAGGTAGGGGCCAAGGCGCAGGGGCTGGCATAGGCGCAGGACTAGGCTTAGGCTTACTAGCTGGTATGGCAGGAGGCACTGGTGGAGGCGTAGGGACAGGCTTTACACCTAAAGACTTTGAAGACTATAAGTTTAGAAAAACATATGAAGCACCTGAGTTACTGGAAAGAACACTTCCTTTACAAGGTTATCAAGCCCCTGTCTCCTTAAATTTATTTAGAGGATTTGTATGAGTACCACATATTTGAACATAGTCAACGAGGTACTACGTAGGCTACGAGAAGAAGAAGTATCCACCATTACACAGAACACCTACAGCAAGATGGTAGGTGACTTTGTTAATGATGCAAAGCAGATTGTAGAAGACTCACACCAGTGGTCTACACTACGTACAACTATTGTAGTACCTACTGTTGAAAATACTACAGAATATAGCTTGACAAATGCTGGAGAACGTGTTAAAATATATAGTGTCATTAACGACACATCAAACTTCTTTATGCACTATCAAACACCTAACTGGTTTAATAATGCTTATTACATTTCTGGTGAAGTAACTGGTAGTCCTGACTCATATACCTTTAGTGGTATTGATGGTAACAGTGATACTAAAGTAAAAGTATACCCTAAACCATCAGGTGTCTTTAACTTACGCTTTGATTTAATTGCTAGAGAAGATGAACTGTCTTTAGATACAGATACTACAGTCTTACCTAAGAACGCTATAGTACACAACGCTGTAGCTTTGTTGGCTAGAGAGCGTGGTGAAACTGGGGGAACTACAGCACAGGATTACTTCTTGATTGCAGACAAGCATCTATCTGATGCTATTGCTTTAGATGCCTATAAGAATCCTGAAGAGTTTATCTGGACTACTCCCTAATGGCTCAGAACAGAGAACACATATACATTGCTGCTCCGGGGTTCAAGGGTCTTAACACACAGGACTCTCCTGTAGCTCAAGACGCTACCTTTGCTGCTATTGCTGAGAACATGGTGATAGACAAGTTTGGTCGTATTGGCGCGCGTAAGGGTCTGAAGAAACTAACGACTAGTGCTACGCCTTTAGGAGCTAGTGATGGCATTGAGTCTATCTTTGAGTTTGTAGACCATAGCGGTGATAAGACAGTATTCTCTACTGGCAACAACAAAATCTTTACAGGTACTACTACACTGACTGATGTTACCCCCGGTAGCTATACAGTCAGTGCTAACAATTGGAAAATCATAAACTTTAATAACCATGCTTACTTTTGGCAGCGCGGGCAAGAGCCACTTATTTACACTGATGAGTCTGGTAGTGGAGTATTAGAAAAGTTTAGTGACCACAGCCATGCTACAGGTACACCACCGCAAGCCAATGAAGCTCTAGCAGCCTTTGGTCGTGTATGGGTTGCTGATGTTGTCGGTAACAAGCATACTATTTACTGGTCTGACTTACTATCTGGTCATGCGTGGACAGGAGGTTCTTCAGGTTCCTTAGACATTACAACTGTATGGCCTACAGGTCATGATGAGATTGTAGCGTTATCAGAGTTTAACGACTTCTTAGTTATCTTTGGTAAGCGTAGTATTATACTGTACTCTGGTGCTGGGTCGCCTTCTAGTATGGTACTAGCTGATGTCATTACTAACATTGGCTGTATTGCTAGAGACAGCGTACAGTCCACAGGATCAGACCTTATATTCTTGTCTGACTCTGGTGTCCGTAGCTTGGGCAGAGTTATACAAGAGAAGTCTAACCCTATTGGTGACGTATCTGTAAATGTACGTGATGACTTAGTACAGGCAGCGGCAGTAGAGACAGGTAACATTAAAGCAGTCTATAGCGAAGAGAATGCTTTTTATCTGCTGATCTTACCTGAAGTTAACAACCTTGTGTTCTGCTTTGACATGCGTGGTAAGTTAGAGAATGGAGCTAGTAGGGTAACTACATGGCCGTTTACTGGTATCTTGTGTGCTACAACTACAGACAACAATGAAGTTTACTTTGGTAACTCTAAAGGTATCAATGAATACTCTGGTTTCCTAGACGATACTTCTACTTACACAATGAAGTATTACACTAATGCTTTGTCATTTGGTGACGCTAGTAAACTAAAGATTCTAAAAGAAATAACATTTACTATTGTAGGTGGTCAAGGCACAGACCTATTGTTAAACTGGGGTTACGATTATACTGAAGGATACACCAAGCAACTGTTAACAGTAGACGATGCGTCTATTGCAGAGTACGGTATCTCTGAGTACAACGTAGCAACCTCGCAGTACAACGCATCTATCATTGTAAACAAAGCAACGACTAAAGCTACTGGATCTGGTAGAGTAGTCACTATTGGTCTAGATGCCACGATTAATGACAAGTCATTTTCAATACAAGATGTAAACATTGAAGCATTCATAGGTAGAACAATTTAATGAGTAATTATACTAAGACTACAAACTTTGCAGCAAAGGACTCACTACCTTCAGGTAACGCTGCTAAGATTGTTAAAGGCGCTGAGATTGACACAGAGTTCAATAACATTGCTACTGCATCAGCAACTAAAGCAGACATAGCTGGCCCTACGTTTACAGGTACTGTGACTATACCCACTGTAGATCTAAACGGTGGTGCTATAGACGGGACTACTGTAGGTGCATCTACGGCTGCTGCTATTACAGGTACAACCATTGTAGCTAACACTAGCATTAATATTGCTGGTGACGGAGCTACTGTAACTGGTATTAAAGATGAAGACGATATGTCTTCCAACAGTGCAACCAAACTAGCTACACAACAGTCAATCAAAGCCTACGTAGACTCACAGGTAACTGCACAGGATCTTGATGTAACTGATGGTTCTGCAAGCATTGACATTGACTTGGACTCTGAGTCTCTAGGTATCTTAGGTGGCACAGGTATTGACTCTACTGCTTCAGGTACTGGAGTTACTCTAGCTATTGACAGCACTGTAACTACCCTTACAGGTACGCAGACGCTAACCAATAAGACGCTTACGTCACCTACTCTTAACACACCTACCATTGGTACTTCGTTTACTATTGGCTCTGCTACAATCACTGAAGCAGAACTGGAGATTCTGGACGGTGCTACAGTAACTACAGCAGAGCTAAATGTACTGGACGGTATCACCAGCACTACTGCTGAGTTAAACATTCTTGATGGCGTAACGTCTACCGCAGCAGAACTTAACATTTTAGATGGCGTTACTTCTACTGCTGCTGAACTTAATATTCTAGATGGTGTCACTAGTACTACTGCTGAACTAAATATCCTAGATGGTGTCACAAGCACAACAGCAGAACTTAATATTTTAGACGGTGTGACAAGCACTACTGCTGAACTAAATCTCTTAGATGGTGTTACAGCCACTACAGCAGAACTAAACTACGTTGACGGTGTAACTTCTAATATCCAACAGCAATTTAGTCAAAAAGCACCTGTAGATGGAGCTACATTCACAGGAACTACTACCATACCTACTGCTGACATCAATGGTGGAGCTATAGACGGTACTGTTATTGGCGGCTCATCCGCTGCTGCTGGTAACTTTACTACTCTAGGAGCCTCTGGTGCTATTACAGGTACTCTAGGCACTGCTGCACAGACTAACATTACAAGTGTAGGCACACTTAGCAGCTTAACAGTCTCTGGTGACGTTACAGTAGACACTAACACACTGAAGGTAGACTCTAGTAACAATCGTGTAGGTATTCTTAACGCATCACCTGATGTATCCTTAGACGTTGGTTCAGCCACAGACGCTATGCACGTACCTGTAGGTACTACTGCACAAAGACCCGGAAGTCCTGCTGCTGGATACTTTAGATACAATAGCACTACAGGTGGATTTGAAGGCTACACAGATGCTTGGGGAGCTATTGCTGGCGGTGGTGGTGGAGTAGCACCTAGTATTGACACAATGACAGGTGACGGTTCTGATACCACACTTGCTCTTACTAATGCTCCTGTTAATGAGAATGCTACCTTTGTAACTATTGACGGTGTAACTCAACACAAAAGCACCTATAGTGTCTCTGGTACTACTTTAACATTCTCTACTGCACCTCCTACTGGTTCTGCTGTAGAAGCTATTACACTTAACACTACTACAATCAATACTGCTTCTATTCTACAGGAT